ACCTTGTCAAGTCTTTGTTGATGTGCTAAAATAAAGATATCTTATAGAATTAGTAATCGATGTCATGCCTAAAAAGAAATCAGAACATTATGTAAATAATAAAGAGTTGTTGGAGGCAATGATCGTTTACCGTACAAAAGTCGAAAAGAAATATAAAGAGATATACGGTAAAGATTTACGAGAACAACCAAAGGAAGAAAGAGCACGAAGATGGGATGGTAAACCTCCCATTCCAAATTATCTTGGAGATTGTTTTTTAAAGATCGCAACTCACTTATCATATAAACCAAACTTTGTAAATTATATGTTTCGTGAGGACATGATTTCAGATGGAATCGAAAATTGCGTTCAATATATTCATAATTTTGATCCTGAGAAATCCAAAAATCCTTTTGCTTATTTTACGCAGATTATTCATTATGCTTTTCTCCGTAGAATCCAAAAAGAGAAAAAGCAACTTGACATTAAAACCAAAATTATCGAAAAAACAGGTTTCGATGAAGTTATGATGGTTGATGACAGTTTGCTTTCAGGACACAGTTCGGACTATAATACTATTAAAGATAATATTCAGTACCGCAATCGATAATTATGAATGATAAAATAATTGTTTATGATAATTTTTTGAGTGATGAAGATTTGAAAAATGTATTCATTAATATGCAAAAAAATGAATCTAGTTGGTACTTAAAACAAAAATCAACATACAAAAAAGGTGTAAATGCTAATGAGTTTGGACAATTAATGGTAAGCAATATTACATTCTTTAATGATTATCTTTTTGATAAAATTAAAACGTATTTAAATATTAAATCATGTGATATTCAAAGAATATATTTTAATGGACAATTGCCACATATTCATGGACATTTTCATGAAGATGGTTGTGATAATACTGTGTTGATTTATGTTTCAGAATATGATGAAGAATGGGGAGGATTTACTCAAATAAAAACTCCAAACAGCAGATGTAAGTTCATATATCCAATTCAAAAAAGAATGTTATCTTTTCCAGGAAATTGGGAACATAAAGGATTTGCATATTCATATGATTTTTGTCCTATGAGACTATCTTTAGCATATAAATTAAACAATGTGAAATTATGAAAATTACTGACGACATTATCGCACGTTTGGGAGAAGCACTGGACATGCGAAAGAAAGATGGCACACCCATCTGGAGTGACGATCAAGAAATTGAAATCAACATCGCAGGAACTTTTGCGAATGATAAATTCATCGTTATCAATAAAAAACGACCAAGAGAAGAAAGCACTCCCGACCCTAATTTGAAAGCACACCACTCTAAATGAAAGTAGCAATCATCACAGACACTCACTATGGCGCCAGAAAAGGTTCAAAGTTTCTTCATGATTACTTTGAACTTTTCTACAAAAATGTCTTCTTCCCTGCTCTAAAGGAACATGGCGTAGAAACTGTGATTCATATGGGAGATGCTTTTGATAGTCGAAAGTCAATTGACTATCAAAGTCTTGAGTGGGCAAAGAGAGTTGTATTTGAACCACTCAAAGAGTATGATGTTCATATGATTATTGGCAATCATGATACTTATTATAAAAACACCAATGATGTAAATTCTCCAGACCTTCTTCTTCAAATTTATTCAAATGTTAAAACATACAGCAAAGCAACGGAAGTTAACATTGGAGGACTGGATATTTTATTTCTACCTTGGATTAATTCGGAAAATGAAAATGAAACCTATCAACTTATTCAAAAGACATCTTGCAAGTGTGCGATGGGGCACCTTGAGCTCCAAGGATTTAGAGTTAATCGACAAATCATCATGGAGCATGGTACTGACGGCAAGTTATTTGAGAACTTCACCAGAGTCTACAGCGGTCACTACCACACTCGATCGGATGACGGAAAGGTCTTCTATCTAGGAAATCCTTATGAGATGTATTGGAATGATGTAAATGACCCAAGAGGATTTCATATTTTTGATACAGAAACTCTAGAGCACATTGCAATTGATAATCCTTATAAGTTATTCTATAATATTTACTATGAGGATACAAACTATAAACTTTTCAATGCCTCTGAATTTAAAGATAAAATTGTAAAGGTTATTGTTCGTAAAAAATCAAAACCAAAAGACTTTGAAAAGTTTATTGATAAGATTCACTCTGCCGGTGTTCAAGAACTTAAAATTGTAGAAAACTTTGCCATTCAGGAATCTGAAGATTTTGAAATTAGTGAAGAAGAAAGTACGATTTCTATCTTGAATAGATATATTGATGAGTCCGAATTCGAATATGATAAGACAACAATTAAAGGTATATTCGAGGACTTATATAGACAAGCGTGTGAAGTAGAGTAATGTTTCTTCTAACCCTCAAAGACAGAAAAGATGACGGAGCATATGCCGTTCAAAATAATTTGGGAGAAAAAGTTCTGTTTCTTTTTGAGGAAGAAGATGATGCCACTCGTTATGCTCTAATGCTTGAAGATGATGAAGATAAGGAAATGGAAGTCGTAGAAGTTGATGACGAACTTGCCATAAAAACTTGCATATTGTATAATTACAAGTATGCGGTGATTACACCAAATGACATTGTGATACCACCTAAGAATGATAACCTTCAAGAAGATTAAATGGAAAAATTTTCTCTCAACTGGAAATCACTGGACAGAGATTGATTTTCAAAAGAGCGCTACAAACTTAATCATTGGAACAAATGGTGCGGGCAAGTCTACTATGTTGGATGCCCTCACTTTTGTTTTGTTTAATAAACCTTTTCGTAAGATTAACAAACCTCAACTTGTTAATACGACAAATGAAAGGGATTGTCTTGTAGAAATTGAGTTTAGTGTAAACAATAAGGAATACTTAGTTCGTCGTGGAATCAAACCAAATGTGTTTGATATTGAAGTCAACGGAGTTGCTCTTCATAAAGAGGCAGATGATCGTGCTAATCAACGCATTCTTGAAGAGAACATTCTAAAAGTAAACTACAAATCATTTACTCAAATTGTGATTTTGGGTAGTAGCAATTTTGTTCCCTTCATGCAGTTGAATAGTACAAATCGTCGAGAGGTTATTGAAGATCTCTTGGATATTCGCATATTCTCCGCAATGAATAATTTGCTCAAGGATAAGATGAGAAATCTTAAGGAGCAGATTAAGTCACTTGATTTGAGGAAAGAAAACTTAAAAGATAAAGTCAAGATGCAGAAAGACTTTATTGAAGAACTTGAGAATCGCGGAAATGCTAATATAAATGCCAACAAAGAAAAGATTATCAAGTTAGATGGAGAAGTTGGCATTTATATTGAGGAGAATACAGGAACAGAAGAGACTATTCATAGTCTCACAAAAGAACAGGAAGAAGTTATTGGTGCGGGTGATAAGTTAGTAAAACTAAACAATCTCAAAGGTAAATTGTCTCAAAAGGTAGGTACAATTACCAAAGAACACATGTTTTTTACCGAAAATTCGGTATGCCCTACATGCACTCAGGATATAGAAGAAGAGTTTCGATTAAATAGAATTACAGACGCTCAAAATAAAGCAAAGGAGCTTCAACAAGGATACAAAGAACTTGAAGAAGCAATTAAAGTTGAAAAGGAGAGAGAGCGTCAATTTATTGCACTTTCAAAGGAGATTACTGAACTCAATAATGGCATTTCTCAAAACAATACTCGGATTAGTTTCAATCAGAGACAAATCAGAGATCTTGAACATGAAATTCAAACTATTACCAATCAGTTACAAAACCGAAATACTGAACATGAGAAATTAGATGAGTTTCAAGAAGGTCTTCAAAAAACGTTTGAAGACCTGAGTAATAAGAAGGAGCAAATGCTAAACTATGAGTTCTCTTATTCCCTCCTTAAAGATGATGGAGTCAAGACTAAAATCATTAAAAAGTATTTGCCCTTCATTAATCAACAGGTTAATCGATATTTGCAGTTGATGGATTTTTACATCAACTTTTATCTTGATGAAGAGTTCAATGAAACTATAAAATCTCCTATTCATGAGGATTTTTCATATTCTTCATTCAGCGAAGGTGAAAAGATGCGTATTGATCTTGCGCTACTTTTTACTTGGCGGGAAGTTGCCAGATTGAAGAATTCTGTAAATACAAACCTTCTTATTATGGATGAAGTTTTTGATTCATCTTTGGATGGATTTGGAACAGATGAGTTTCTCAAAATTATTCGCTTTGTCATCAAAGACGCAAATATATTTGTCATCTCTCACAAGACCGGATTGGAAGATAAGTTTGGAGAAGTAATTCGATTTGACAAAGTGAAAGGATTCAGTAGAATGATCTAAATACCATTAGTACTATGGACACTTTTAATTATGGGGTACATACCTTATTCACCTGAATGGCACAGATATCGTTATCTCAAGGAATCGATAGGTAAATATCTAGATGATGGCATAGAACCTACTTCTATCATGAATGATATTAGGCATATACTTCATGTAAGATCTGAAGTTGCTTATCAGGAGTTCAATAGAATCAATCAACTAGAGCACCATCTTTCGGAAGAATAATATGCTTTCCACCCAATACAGACTTCGGTTAGAGTTTATTTGTAAATGCATCGCAAATAAACAGGAAGTCAAACTAGAAGATATGATATGGGCAGAAAAACTTGCAAAGGCAAATACTTCTGCTAGAGAAATGTTAAACAAAGCCCGTCGTCATGCCGCTCATGATATTGAGGAGGGTAGTATGGATGATTTTATGAATAGGATGGGATTAGGAGACCCCGACCCATCCAATTACAAAACGGGGTTTAATGGTGCTGATGATATTCATGATTGGTTTAAGCAAGACCGCAGTGATGATTGGAGACAGCGTGATTAAAAGTTAAGAGATTTTGAGTTAAGTTAAAAAAACATATAACTTCATTAAAAACGAGAAATGTTTTGAAATCCGCACTATATACGATAGAATAAAGAGGTAATCAAAATGATCTGAAATTTTTTGATTATGTTATTCTATGTGCGTGGAGGATATGATGCACAATCTAATTTCATATAATCAACTTGCGGGTTGGAAACACTTTGAAGAAACGGTTGATGAATGTAATGAGCAACTGGATAAAATTAATGATTATTTTAATTGTTTAATTGAATGTGACGAAAATAAAGGAGTATGTCAACGTATCTGTGTCGAGTTGCTTAAATAAGTCCAGTTTAAAAAGTGTCCACCTGGGAGGTCTTCGGACCTCCTTTTTTGTATAATAGGTCCATACGCAACGGATCAATGGCAGTCAATCACGAAATCAAGTCTCAACTTGCCAAACTTCTTGCCACCGAAGACCTTGTGGTAGAGCACAAGAAAGTAGAGACTGCTTGTTTCAATGTCCACACTCGCGTCCTGACCCTTCCTATGTGGGAGAAAGCGAGTTCGACTGTATATGATATGCTTGTGGGGCATGAGGTTGGTCATGCTCTTTATACACCTGATGAAGATTGGACAAAGCAATGTAAAGCACCTCCGCAGTTTGTGAATGTGGTAGAGGATGTTCGCATCGAGAAACTCATGAAGCGTCGTTATATGGGTCTTGCCAAGACTTTCTATAAAGGATATAAAGAACTTTCTGACCAAGACTTCTTCTGTCTTGAAGGTGAAGATCTTGAGAAGATGAATCTTGCCGATCGTATCAATCTTCACTTCAAGATTGGAAATTTTGTTAATGTTAAGTTTACGGAGATTGAAGAAGCAATAGTTCGTATGGTCGAAGGTTGTGAAGATTTTGAGGATGTTCTTATAGCAGCAGAGGCTCTTTATAATTACTGTAAGAAACGGATTCCCAAGACTGATCAGCATCAGCAACAAGAAACTTATACTGATGAAACACAGACTGGTGAGAATGATCAACCAGATATGACCGAGAGTGATGATCCTACCGAAGGTGGTGGAAATGTTGAGCAGAAAAAAGAAGATAATGAAGAGACATCAGATCCAGATCCAGATCCAGAAGTTGAAACCATGAAGTCTCTTGAAGAGGGTCTAAAAAACTTGGTGAATATGTTTAGTCGTGAGAGTAATTATATTGAAATTCCTAAACTTGATTTAAAAAAATGTGTTATTCCAAATTCGGAAATTCATGAGTTAATCAATAATCATTGGGATGACGCTACTCCTGATCTTGATTTATTTGGAGATGTTGATAGCAAATATAAAGAGTTCAAACGCTCTGCTCAAAAGGAGGTGAATTATCTTGTCAAAGAATTTGAATGCCGAAAATCTGCTGATAGTTATGCTCGTGCTACTACTAGCCGTACTGGAGTCTTAGATTGCTCTAACCTTCACACTTACCGATATAACGAAGACCTGTTCAAAAAAGTAACTACCTTTGCAGATGGTAAGAATCATGGTCTTATCTTCATTCTGGATTGGTCTGGTTCAATGCAGTATGTCTTGGAAGATACTATCAAACAACTCTTTAATCTTATTTGGTTTTGTCGTAAAGTAAATATTCCTTTTGATGTTTATGCCTTTACTTCCGAATATCCTTATGTTGTTCATGATGAGAATGGTGTGGCAAATATTCGCGAACGTGCCTATGAAAAAAAGAATGGAGTAATTGCTGTTGGTGAGTGGTTTTCACTTATGAATATTCTTACCAGTAATGTCAATGCCAAGACATTGGAAGAGAGTATGCTTAATATCTATCGTATTGTTCATTCTTTTGCTCATTATTGTAATTATTCTATTCCGAGTGGCATGTATCTTTCTGGCACTCCTTTGAATGAAACGCTGATTGCTCTTCATCAAATTATTCCTCAATTTAAGAAGCAACATTCTCTTCAAAAAGTTCAATGTGTAATTCTTACTGATGGTGAGGCAAATCCTTTGAAGTTTCATAAGGAAGTTTCTCGTTATGACAAACCTTACCTGGGTTGCATTTATGTTGGAGAAGATTGTTTCCTTCGTGATCGTAAATTGGGCACAACTTATACGCTTACTAATCGATATGATGAGTTTACGGGTGTGCTTCTTCGCAATCTTCGTGACAATTTCAAAGACACTAACTTTATTGGTATTCGTGTGCTAAATAATGGTTCTGATGCTGGAACATTCATTCGTCGTCATTGTCAAACCAGTCCAGAACTTTTAGAAAATACTATGAAAGACTGGAGAAAAGAAAAGACATTTGTACTCAAGAATGCCGGTTATCATAGCTACTTTGCCCTTTCTTCTTCTGTAATGTCAAGTTCTTCTGAATTTGATGTTGAAGAAGATGCTACCAAAACTCAAATCAAAAAAGCATTTGTCAAGAGCTTGAAGGGTAAAAAAATGAATAAAAAAATCCTTTCAGAATTTATCAATCTAGTTGTATGAATAAAAATTTTCCTCTTCAGCACATAGTTGTAGAAGAAACAAAAGAAGTATTGATTGTTGTCAATAGTGCCATCACTGCCATGGGTGTTGGTGCTATTGCTAAGCAATATTTCCCTGGATATGATCCCAAGATCGTTTCTAAAGAGTATTTCCTAAATAAGAGAGAAGAATTGTATTCAAAAAAATGAGTAGATTTGGAGATCTAATCGCAGGTAAAAATGCTCCTGCTCCAGCACCTGTTGTTGAGGAAGCACCTGCCCCAGTAGTAGAAGAAGCACCTTCCCCAGTAGTAGAAGAAGCACCTGCCCCAGTAGTAGAAGAAGCACCTGCACCTGTTGCTAAAAAGAAAAGAGAAGATAGGAGAGAGGAAGTCGAGCAAGAGTGGAAAGAAGCAACC